GACGATGAGCCGCGACACGATGATCATTCCGAAGCGTGTTACGGGCACCACGGCCTACTTCGTCGGTGAAGGCACTGCCGTCACCGAGAGCGAGCCGACCTACGCGAACGTGCAGTTGATCGCCAAGAAGTTGGCGGTTGGCACGCGGATGTCGACGGAAGTTGTCGAGGACGCCCTGATCTCGCTGGCAGACGCTGTGGCAACCGAATTTGCCACATCCCTGGCCTACAAAATCGACCTTTGCGGGTGGTCGGGTGACGGCACTTCCGCCTACGGCGGCATCCAGGGTGCTGTCAACCGCGTCAACGACGGCACGCACACGGCCAGCGTCGTCACCTCGGGTTCGGGTCGCACCGGCTTCGAGACTCTGACGGTTGCTGACTTCGTGAACGTCATCGGCAAGATGCCACTTTACGCCCGAAGTGGCGCTCAGTGGTACATCAGCCCGACCGGCTTCGCGTCCTCGATGGCCCGTCTCCGTTACGCTGCCGGCGGTAACACCGTCGAGAGCGTCGGCGGTGGTGTCAACGAGACGTTCCTCGGCTTCCCGGTGAACCTCGTCCATGTGATGGACTCGACCCTCGGTGCTGACACCGGCAAGGTCAAGGTTCTCTTCGCCAACCTGGGCCTGTCCTCGATCTACGCTCGTCGCCGAGACTTCTCGGTGCGGATGTACGATCAGGTCTACGCCACGACCGATCAGTTGCTCCTCCAGGGCACGATGCGGTTCGATATCGTCCACCACTCGCTTGGTGACAACACCACGGCGGGTCCGGTGATCGCTCTCAAGACCGCCGCGTCCTGAACCTAAAACTTCCAAGGAGTACCAAGAACCATGATCCTTTCGCAGATGCACAAGATCGTTGCCTCGCTGCCTTCGGCGGCTGCAACGTCTGTCTCGACGCTCGTCGTCGACACGCTGTCCTACGACTACGCCTCGTTCACCGTCCTTCGGGCGTCGAATGCGGCTACCACGTTCGCCAGCGTGCTGAAGATCGAAGAGTCGGACGACAACTCGTCCTACTCGAACGTCAGCGGCTTCGTCGGTGGCACCGACTTCACGATCCCCACCGTGACCGACACGTCGAACACGGCGATCGTCAAGTTGGATATCGACACGAAGGTGCGGAAGCGCTACCTGAAGGTCAGCGTCCAGCCGTCGGCTTCGATCGCGGTGGCTGTCGAGGGTCGTCTCTCGCGTGGCGAGAACGCTCCGACGACTGCCGCCGAGGCTGGTTGCATCGGCTGGGTCAAGGGCTAATCCCGATCAAAGCGGGACGGCCAATGACCGGCCGGTGAAGGCGCAAGGAAGCGCGCCCGCTCCCGTCAAAAGGAGCGAACCGATGAAGTTGCGTGTTGGTAATGTTGAGGCAGACGCGAAGGTCGCGGCGGTCATGTCGACCCCGCGCCTCGCGTTTACCGACAACCTTCTGTGTGTGGCGGCTGCACTAGCACCTCACGGCATCGCGCCGATCAAGGTGACGGGTGCCTACTGGTCGCAGTGCCTCGCCCGCGGGATGTCGAGCGTTATTGATACGCACGACTTCATCCTGACGATAGATTACGACACCGTCTTCAATGCCAAGACGGTCGAGGCTCTCCTCGCCCTGATGATGCACAGCGGCGTCGACGCAATCGCCCCGCTGCAACTCAAGCGAGAGAGCGACGCGGTCATGTTCTCCATGCCCGGCGTAGCCCCTGACGACAAGTGTCAGGTCGGCGGCGAGTGGTTCAACAAGCCGGTGCAACTGGTGGGAACCGCGCACTTCGGCTTGACGTTCCTCCGAACCTCGGCGCTCAAGAAGATGCCGAAGCCCTGGTTTGAGGCTGTCCCGAACGACGACGGAGAGTTCACGGGCGGCCACATCGACGAAGACGTGTCGTTCTGGAACAAGTGGGGCGAAGTCGGGAACACGCTGGGAATGGCAACCGGCATCAGCGTCGGCCACTGCGAACTGATGGTGACTTGGCCGGCATTGGGAGCCCCCGGCAACAAGATCCAACAGCACTCGACCGAGTATTGGAACAGCGGGCAGAAGGCACCCAAGGAAGCCTGGGGGGCGATCACATGAAAGTCCGCATCCTGATGGGCTTCGACGCCTACGAGCCGGGGCAAGTCTTTGAGGATTGGCCGGGCGGCATGTGCGAAATCCTCATTGCCCGTGGGCTGATCGAGGAGGTCAAGGAGAAGGCTCCAGTGGTCGAGCGAAGTGTCGACGAGCCGGAGATCGAGACGGCCGAAGCGTCGCCGAAGGCAGGGAAGAAGCCACGCAAGTAGCAAGGGAATGCAATGGATACGATCATCTTTGGCACCCCGCAGTCGCCAAACGCCACGATCACTCCGTTTCGGAGTCTGGTGAGGGTCACAAACCCGTCCGTCGAGCCCGTCAGCCTCGCGATGGCGAAGTCGCAGTGTCGAATCGACACTGACGCAGAAAACGAATACATCCAGAATCTCATCGCCGTCGCGCGGCAGTATGTCGAGGACGTCCTCGATATCACGCTCTGCACAACCGTCTGGGAATCCCGCTACGACCTGTTTCCAATCTGGGCCATCGTCCTTCCGCGAGCCCCGATGGCGTCTGCCAACGTCACCGTGACCTACCGCAACGGCGACGGCACCACCGCATCGCTCACAAGCGACGCCGGGAACTTTCAGGTCGACGTCCGCGGCATCCCCGGCCGCATCTTCCCGAAATGGGCCGAGGCGTGGCCGCCGACACGAGGCGACGAGAACAGCGTCATCGTCCGGTACACGGCCGGCTACGGGGCCGACGGGACGAATGTGCCCCCTGTCGCCAAGCACCTGATTCTCATGCTCGTGGCACACCTCTTCGAGTCGAGACAGCCGGCAGTCGTCGGCGGCGTCGCTTCTGTGCCGTACACCTTCGACACGCTTCTGGCCGCCAGCGGCCTGGGGGTCAACTACCGATGACCATTCGCTACCGAATCGACACAGACGTCATTTACCACGACTCGACCGACACGACGTTCAACATCGGGTCGCTCTCCGAGCACTCTCTGGCGACGGCGACTTCGGCCCTGACGATCACGGGGACGGTCGCCACCTCGGCCGTGCAGATCGTCGGCGCTGGTTCGCTGTCGACCCTGGCCGTGAAGAACACCGGGAACGCTGTCCTGCGGCTGGCCGGCGCGATCGACGTGCCTGCGGGCCGGGTCGCCGTCATCCCGACCACTGCGACGATCACTGTTTCCGCCCCTGGCGGCTCTGGGTCATATACCGCGCTCTGGGTGGGGTGACCATGAAGATCGGCCTCATGCGCGAGCGGGTGACGATCCAGGCACCCGTCGACCAACAGAATCCGTTTGGCGAGGCGACCGTCGAGTTCCAGACGGTCGGAGACGTCTGGGCGAGCGTGGCCGGCGTCAGCGTCCGCGACTACTTCGCCGGTCAGCAATCCGGCGTGATCGTCACTCATCGCATCTTTCTCAGGGCATACCCCGGCCTGACGCACCAGCACCGGCTCGTGTGGCGAGGTCGGGAACTCCAGATCACGAGCATCCTCGAACGAGAGAATCGGACGATCTACGAACTCTTGGTGAGGGAAGACCCATGATTACCCAAGGGCAGGGGGCACCACGCGACTTCGGCGGCAGTTCTGGCAAGCAGTTGGCCGAGGGGTTCGTCACAGTCCAGACGTCCGGGGCTCGTGAAGTAGCCGAGGAACTCCGGCGGCTCGCGAACAGCGTAGGTGCAGATGCCGACAAACTCCTCTACGAGTCGTGCCGAGACGCCGCAAGGATCATCCAGAAGAGATACAAGGCGAAGGTCGGCGACGTCACGGGGAACCTCGGCAAGTCTGTCAGGATTGAGAAGCGGGTTTATCCGCAGGACGGAACGGTCCTCGCCATCGTCGGCCCCTATCAGTCGGGCCGCGGCGCGAGTCGCGAAGGCGCGGAATCGGGAAATCACGCATGGTTGGTCGAGTTTGGCAGTGGCTCCCGCAAGCCTGGAACGAACGGCCGCCGGACGTATCTGAACGTCCATCAGATGATCAACGGGAAGATGAAAC